TGGGCCTTCGGGCGCGGCAAGGAAGCGTGGCTCGTGGAGCACCGCGTGCTGATGGGCGATACCGCCCGCGACGCAGTGTGGAAGCGGCTCGCCGAGCTGGTCGAAGCGCAGTGGACGCACGCCAGCGGCGCAACGATGCCGCTCGCGCGCCTGGCGCTCGATACCGGCTTCGCCACGCAGGAAGCCTATGCCTTTGTACGCGCCTGCGGCGATGCCCGTGTGATGGCCGTCAAGGGCACGGCACGTGGCGCCGCGCTGATCGGCACGCCGACGGCGGTCGATGTCACCCGCAACGGCAAGAAGTTGCGCCGCGGCATCAAGGTGTTCACGGTGGTGGTCGGCATCGCCAAGCTGGAGTTCTACAACAACCTGCGCAAAGCCGCCGACGTGGCAGAAGATGGCGCGACCATCGCGTTCCCGACCGGGTTTGTGCACCTGCCCAAGATCGATGCGGAGTTCCTGCAGCAGCTGTGCGCCGAGCAGCTGATCACCCGCCGTGACCGGAGCGGTTTCCCGATTCGCGCGTGGCAGAAGATGCGCGAGCGCAATGAGGCACTGGACTGCTACGTCTACGCGCGCGCGGCTGCGAGCGCCGCCGGGCTCGACCGCTTCGAGGAGCGTCACTGGCGCGAGTTGGAGCGGCAACTGGGTCTGGCGCCGCCGCCGGACACACCGTCCCCAATCGAATTGAGTTCGCCCACAGATGCCACCCCTCGCGGTGGCATCGCCGTTTCTGGGCCCCGTCCTGGGGTCCGCCAAGCCGGCCGGCGCGTGATCAAGAGCCGCTGGCTGTCGTCCTGAGCACCCCGGTGCTCCTCATCCTGATACCCGGAGTTCATCCCCCATGAGTTTGCAGACTCGCATCGAATCCCTCGTCCTGCGTCTGGCGTCGGAGTTCAAGACCATCCACGACCAGGTGGGCACACTGGCCCGGCTGTCGACCACCGACAAGACCAGTCTGGTCTCGGCGGTCAACGAGCTGCGCGCGCAGTTCGACAAGATTGCCAGCGCCGCGCTGATCGATGACGCCAACGCGGCGGGCACCACGACCACCTTCTCGGCCTCCAAGATCACCGGCCTGCTCGACGCGCTCAAGGCCGACCTGCTGGGCGGCGCGGACGCGGCCTTCGACACCCTCAAGGAGCTGCAGGAGGCGATCCTCAAGGACCAGACCGGCATCGCCGCGCTGCTGGCCGCCGTGGACCGCCGTGTGCGCTTCGACGCCGCGCAGGCGCTGACCGCCGACGAGCAGGCCCAGGCCCGCCAGAACATCGGTGCGGTCGCCGCCAGCGCCATCGGCGACCCCGAGACCGACTTCGTGCCGGTCTTCGAGGCGGCCCTGACCGGCGCCTGATCGCTGGCCATGTCGCTGACCGGAAACATCGCCGAGCTCGCCGCTGCGATTGCCCAGGAGGTCCGCGCCCGTATCACGGCGGATCACCCGGGCCTGGCCCGCGCCTGGGTGTGCTTTGGTACGGCTGGCGACCAGCCAGTGATCCGGTCGGCATTCAACGTCCAGAGCGTCGCGCGCATCGCTACCGGCAAGTACCGCGTGGTCTTCGCCGAGCCGATGCCGGACGACGGCTACTGCTGGCTGGCTTTCGCCCGCAACGCGGGTCGCCAGTCGTCCATGAAGGCCGCCGCCGCCCGCGTGCGCGCCGAGGCCAAGACCGAGGCGTTTGTGGAGGTCATCTGCACGACCGCCGCCGGGACGCTCTCCGACACCTCCGAACTCAACCTGATGGTTTACCGCTGAATGGCATACACCGAAGCGCAACTCCTGGCGCTGGAGGCCGCGCTCGCCAAGGGTGAGCGTCGCGTCACCTTCCAAGACAAGACGGTCGAGTACCGCACGGTCGATGAGCTCAAGCTCGCGATCCGCGAGGTCCGGCGCGGCCTGTTCGAGCAGGCCGCCGAAACCGGCCTGTGGCCGGGCGCTCCGCGCCAGATCCGCGTCACGACCGGCAAAGGGTTCTGATGGCCCGAGCTGTATCTCGACCCTCTGGCCAAGCATCTGGCGGCTGGTTCGGCCGGATCCGCAGCCTGTTCGCTCAGGCGCCGGTACACGAGGCCGCCGGCCGGGGTAGGCGGTCGCTCGCCTGGAGGCCCGGCAATCCGGGCGCGGTGGCGGCGCTGCTCGCCAGTGGTGAGGACCTGCGCATCAAGAGCCGGGATCTGGTCCGGCGCAACGCGTGGGCGCAGGCCGGCATCGAGGCGTTCGTCGCCAACGCGGTCGGCACCGGCATCAAGCCGCAGAGCCTGTCCACCGACGATGCGTTCAAGGCCGACGTGCAGGCGCTGTGGCGGGACTGGACCCAGGAGGCGGACGCTGCCGGCCAGACCGACTTCTACGGCCTGCAGGCGCTGGCCTGTCGCGCCATGCTGGAAGGTGGCGAGTGCCTGATCCGCCTGCGCCCGCGCCGCCCCGAGGATGGCCTGACCGTGCCGCTGCAGCTTCAGTTGCTGGAGGCCGAGCATCTGCCGATGACCCTGAACGTCGATCTGCCGCCAACCGCAGGGGCCTCCGGCCCGGGCAACGTGGTGCGCTCGGGCATCGAGTTCGACGGGCTGGGCCGGCGCGTGGCCTACCACCTGTACCGCTCGCATCCGGACGATGGCCGGTTGGCGCCGATGTCGGGGCAGGGCGGGCTCGACACCGTGCGGGTCGACGCGAGCGAGATCATCCACCTGTACCGCGTGCTGCGTCCGGGCCAGATCCGGGGTGAGCCATGGCTGTCGCGGGCGCTGGTCAAGCTCCACGAGCTTGACCAGTACGACGACGCCGAGCTGGTGCGCAAGAAGACCGCCGCCATGTTCGCCGGCTTCGTCACCCGCCAGAGCCCCGAGGACAACCTGATGGGCGAGGGCTTGCCGGACGAGGCTGGCATCTCGCTGGTGGGGCTGGAACCGGGGACGCTGCAGATTCTGGAGCCGGGCGAGGACATCAAGTTCTCCGATCCGGCCGATGTCGGCGGCTCCTATGGCGAGTTCCTGCGCACGCAGTTCCGGGCGGTGGCCGCAGCCTTGGGCATCACCTACGAGCAATTGACCGGGGACCTGACCGGCGTCAACTACTCGTCCATCCGCGCGGGGCTGTTGGAGTTCCGCCGCCGCTGCGAGATGATGCAGCACAGCGTGCTGGTGCACCAGATGTGCCGCCCGGTATGGGCCGCCTGGATGAAGCAGGCGGTGCTCTCCGGCGCTTTGGTCGCCCCCGGCTTCGCGCGCTGCGGGGCGGCTCGCCGTCGCCAATACCTGCAGGTGAAGTGGATCCCGCAGGGCTGGCAGTGGGTGGACCCCGAGAAGGAGTTCAAGGCGATGCTGCTGGCCATCCGCGCCGGCCTGATGAGCCGCTCGGAAGCGATTTCCACCTTCGGCTACGACGCCGAGGACATCGACCGCGAGATCGCCGCCGACAACGCCCGCGCCGACGAGCTCGGGCTGATCTTCGATTCCGACCCACGCCACACAGCCAAGGATGGCGCCGCCGCAACACCCCGCACCGACTCGAACGCGAACGCTGGCGAGTCCGTCGCTACAGCCTGACGTTTTTTCCTATGACCCTGTTGCCTCATCTGGCGACACGCCTCTTTGGT